AGCTCATCTCAGACGAGCGTGCAAGACAACTCATAGCCGTCGCCTCAGAGGCACAAGCAACATTGGATTATGAAAATCAGACGCAAAGGCGACAAAAACTACATGCTCTACTTCAAACACACTCTCTCAGTTGGACTGAAGCGGATACGCAACTCGGCGGGAGGGCTTGGGAGGACGCGAAACAAGTTCTGAGGGACATGGGGATAGATGGAGCGAAACAAGACGTGTTTCTAAGTGCTTTTAATCCAACGCGTCTTAAACAAGAAGCTGAAGAGGCGTGGATGTCCGACAAATCCACGCAAATTTCTAACCTTGCTAAGCAGTACGGGACAGTAGAAGGATTAATGGTGGGGTTAGGTGGGCGCCACCTCCAACTTTCCCAGCAAACAATCGATTGGATTAATGGTCAAATCCAAGTAAACGCGCCAGCACGAGAACAGAATCGTGACAATTTTATTATAAACCAAATGGCTCGTAAATTCGCGAATCCGAGAACTGTTTATCACAACGTAATGCAGGGTAATACTAAAGAATTTGATGCGTGGATTGAAGAATTAAATAATGCCAAGAGTACGTGGGGTGAGGTTTCTAGGGAAGATATCCTTCAGATAATACACATCAATCAGTATGCAGCCCTTCAGGCTGAGCTTGGGGCAGACTATGCGAAACTGGGCAACACCCACGATCAAGCCTCTACACCAGATATGGTATCTATAGTAAAGAGCGAGGGAATGTCCCAACAGCTGAATGAGTTACAGCAAGAATTATTATATACAGTAATCAACTTTGACCTCATAAACGATAAGAAAAGCGTTTCAGCTTTAGCGGAACGCATAAGAAAAAACAATATTCTTGCAGACACTACCCAACCAGTGAATATGCTCAAACAAGCCGAACAGCTAATGACGCAAGTAAGGGCCGACCCAAATTCTGCGATAACTATTGCACAAACACGGGAAGAGATACACAAAATTAAAGAGGAGAAGCGGATAAAAATAGCAACAGATTTTCTGGCTAACCCAGGTGGACACATATCTAATTTTGAAGATGACATCAACGGCAATTCAGAGAAGCCGATGTTCGGTGGCATACAGGCAGATTTGGACAACCTTGCGAAGCAATCTAAGCAGGGAGATTGGAGCATCGGATGGCAGCGACAGGCTTTGGCTAACTTGAGAGGAGAGAGCGAAAAATTACGCGAGCAAATCGTGGCAGAGCAAATACTCTTAAAGAGATACGGCTCTGGTCTTCCTCAAAAACATTACACACAGATGCAGAATAATATTAAAAACGCACAAAAGAAACGTGACGCTATTGTTCAGCGGATAAATGAAGCAGAGAAATCCATAGGAAAAAACCAAACAAAAGTCACCGAGGAGTCTGGCTTGTTATTTGATGCAAGAACCTTTGATCTTGCCTCCCTCCTTGGTAAAATTCAAACTAAATGGGACACCCTTGAGGAAGAAATCAGCAGTCGGCAGTCAAATGTTAGCTATGTGATATCTGACGCTGATATTGCCGTAGGCGTGCGGATGGCTGAAGGCCGAATGCAGGCAGATAAACGTATCCTGGAGGAAATAAATAACAAGATAAAAGCCGCTGGTAGTCCGAACTTGCCATTGGTGGAAATTCCTGGAATTGGCCCAGAAGGTGTTCGTCTAATACAAGAGATTCTCGATAGAGACTACAACGCGATCATAGATCCACGGACTCGGAGTCAAAACCGTACCTATATAGATCCGATGGATCGGCTTGACCGGGGTCTGAGCGGCCATTTTTGGCCGCAGGGTAGTTCACGAGAGTATGTGGACGATGAATTTGAGGTTGACAATTGAACATATTCCATGATCGATCAAGAAGAATAAATAATGGCTGAATACAGACAAAACAAAAAGGTTGACCCTTCATATCTATCAGGATCAGACGGCGGTGGGCGAATTAGAGTCCAACGCGGCACAGGTGACACTTTATTCCAGCCAACTGGTGAACAGGAACAGGAACAGGATACAGAGTACCAAACAACTGCTATTGGTAAAGGATTCCAAGCTGACCCCGCTCTCCTTCGAGACATCTACAAAGTCTATAACGCCAAGGGCATTCACTTTGAATCAGATGAGGAGGCTGTTAAGCAGTGGTATGAAGATATGGTTTGGGCGCTAGGAAACACAATGTCCACAGCATTTGGCAAACAAGGATATTATTCCGCCACAGGAATTGAAGACGAAAGCGTACGCCAAGCCAACAACAGGTTGCGTAACGCCTACTACCAGATGCCCTCTTTCTACGAAGAAGGTGGCATGGGTTGGTGGGAAGGCATGAAACAATGGCTTGGGGCAACTGCTTCCGATCCACTCAACCTTGTAGGCGCTAGTTGGGGCTTACGCGCCGCTAGGGCTGGATACGCCGGTGCAAAAGCCCTAGGTAAGCCAGCCGGAAGCCTGGTAAGAAAACGCGCTCGGCAGGGAGCCGTAAGTGAAGGCGCTATTGCCGGAGGTATTGTTGGCGCACAAGACCTAGGCGTCCAAGCCGCTGACATAGAACTAGATATCCAAGACGACATTAGATGGGGTCAAGCGGGAGCGGCTACCTTAATGGGTGCGGGTGGCGGCGCATTGTTCGGTGGCATCTTTGCGGCTATCGGCGGCAAGATGGCCGCTAATAAAATACAGCGCAATATTGAAACGCTGACCCGTAACGACTGGACTCCGCAACAGATACACGCGATGTTGGGGAAAAACGCTGCTGGCGATCCTGTTGATACCAAGTGGTTTGACGCCTATGCGAAAAACGAAGTAACACCTACAATCCACAGGGCAATGCCCAAAGATCGCCGTGCTGATCTTGGTGCAGAAGAACCTCCACCCTTTAACCCCAAAGGCACACCACTCCTCACTGGCCCCCCACAAAAATACGAAGACGTTCATTCTGAACTGAATCGACGAATCAAAGACGCACAACAAAATATAGAAGAACTTATTAGGGAGGGCGCTGACTGGAGCGGATTCTTGGAACAGCGCAATCAATTCCAACTCATCAAAAAAATAGTAGGCAGGCACGAAGCCAAGAAGGCTGGGGATGAGTACGCTACTATTGAAGAGGTAGAGTCTGCTGAACAGTCGATCCTTGATGTCTTCAAGGATCCGAGTGACGAAGCTATCGAGCGTTTAGACACAGACATTCAAAGAAGGGTTGAGCGTGCGGCTGATGCGGATTTTGTAGCTGATAGTGAGGGCGGAACACGAGTGGTTAAAGCAGATGAGACCACTGGGGCGGTATATCACTTGACACCAACAGAAAATTTACCGTCTATACTGCGGGACGGGCTTATCCCGCAAACTGGCAGGCCTGCCAAAGTACGAGATGAGCGCAATGCTGTGCATTTATTCAACAGTCTTGAGGATGCGGAGGATGCGCTCTCCGGCTGGCTTGGTGAGGAGGTTGGTGAGGTGTTGGACGCCAGATTCCCCGAGGATTTTCGCCATAAGCCGTTATCCCTGTTGCAGATAGATGGACATCCACCGTTGGAAGGTGCTTGGCAGTCTGCTCCGCATAGAATAGATCCATCAAACATAAGAGTTCTATCTACGGACGCTGGTAATGAGGGGTCATTTTCTGGGCTACAGAAACCCACCGGAGAGAAGGTAGGGGGGACTGTTGGTGAAGACGGAACACCAGTGGTTAAAGTAGACGAACCCGAAGCTAAAACTGGAGAAGACGCGGGAAGTGAAGAAACGGATATCATGTTTTCAACAGCACATCCTGAAGATGGAGCCCCCATCCATATCCTTGAGACTGGAGAGGAGATTCCGGCCCCATACCGATGGAGAGGAGAAGATCCGGCACCTGATAAGGCAATCGACACGCTTGATAGGTCTCCGCATATCACTGATGAAATTCACAACTTCGGTAAAAACGTAGAAGACTATACAAAAAAACGAAAGGGTGGCCCCAAAAAAGCACTACATCATCTCGCTCGCGTTCTCAATGAAAAACACGGCGAGAACATTGATACGTATCCCAAGGGCACCTTCGCTAGTGCTGAAGAGCTTTCACCTCTAGTTCATGACGCCGCTACACGAGCAAACCAGAAACAAGGTGTAGAAGAAGTTGAAGGACTGACTAATCAGATTGTTGTTGAAATAGAAGCTCAACTACAGAAGTCAGATCCTAGATTCGTTTTTAATGATCACGCTCCACGAATGAGGGAGGACGTGATTCTGGACTTGATTGACGATATGGCCGCGGATTTTCTGGATCGAGAAATCAAAGGAGATTGGGAAGCCGCTGGTGAGGCGCTCAAAGCCAGAGTGCTCAAAGCCAGAGCGCAGAAGCCGGTGCGCGTTGATAAGATGGTTCAAGGGGGCCGAATCGATATCCCCTCCCCGGAATCAAACAAGAAGGCTATAAATAGCCTGCCTAAAAATGTTCGCAAAGGCTTACTCAAAACAATCGAGGAGCGCCTCAAGACAGTAGTAAAATTGCGCTCGATGTTCCGAAGCATTGAAAATAAGGAAACCTTAGAGAAGTTGATCGCTGGTACGGAGAAATATGTCATTACTCTATATGGACTTAGGGAGGATGTAACTAAAATATCCTACTTGGATATGGTGGATATGAATCCAGGCGAGATCGCCCTACATATCAATATGGCAACGAAGTTACGAGCATTCAAGGAACGCGCTCGAACAGCAAAAGGTGAGGGTCTCTTCAATGACCCCATCTTTGAAACAATCAGGAATCGCGTCATTGAAGACGTGATAGAAGCCGCACGCATTAAGTCTGCAACCAAGGGCGCTCCCTCCTCCTCGTCAGGTCGCATCGCCTCCGGCATTGGCTTGACCCCCGGCAAACAAGGAGGGCAAAGCCGAACTCATGTTCGCGCAGATTGGGGTGGTAGCAAGACGAAAGGACGACAAGTTGCACAAGCCATAGCAGAGATGTCCGGCACTGATGCGCCTGTTCCATTCGTTGCGGCGGTACGTGAAAAAATCACAAGCGAGCCCGTCCGGCACTTACGCAAGGACGGTACGCCATACTTTAAGCCAAAAATAGCAAAGAAAGGATCGAAGCTCTGGTACGACCCAATAAGCAAAAAGACGTGGACACATGAAAACCATCACGCAATGCGCGTTGCGCGAGGAGAAGCTGAGGTAGAGGGCGGTAAGGGAACGTCATCCAGTGCCACGGATATCATGTATTCAACAGCACATCCTGACGATGGATCAGCAGGGCGCCTCGACAGTGGAGATGCGGCAACGCGCCGGACGGAAGATACGCCAGAAGGTCATGAAGGAAAAATAAGCGACATGAGCGATGCAGAACTAGACGTTCTCGCCGCTAAGGTCAAATCTGCTTTGAAGATCAAGAAAGCAGAGAAAGAAGCCGCCGCAAAAACATCTGGGAAAGGTGTTGAAGAGAGTTCCAGCCCTGAACAGGTTGCGGCCAGGATGAGGGCAAGACGCAAGAGCATTGCAAAAGTTATGGCGGAATCTGATCCCGAAGCAAGAATTCCGGCTATCCTCCGCAAGGCGGCACCTGCCCAAGCCAGAAACGACCCCAGTTCATTTTTGTCTTTGTACTTCAGGGTCACTGGAAAGAAACAAAATGATCCTGACCTTGCTACCCTCGTTGGAGCAAAAGGTATGAAGCGGGAGGGTGAATCCAAGAGGTGGGTCATGGGTACTGTCCCCGCCAGATATAAGGGCAAGGCAAGCATTGAAGCGCTAGAGCATTTCATACCTGACAACCAGAAAGAAAGACACTTCATGGATCGATACAAAGTCTCTGGCTTTGTATTCCCAAAAAACGAGGATGGTACACCATTTACCCCTGTCAACTTCCGAGATGTGCAGGATGATGAGATAGATATATCACATTTAAGCCCCGGCTTCCAGGATGAGATCAAGAAGGCCTATGGCACTCGGATGACTGTAACAGATCTTGAAAACCTTATAAGAAATAAAGAGGCAAGCTGGCCCATTGATACGGATGATATTGTCCCGCGACTGGAGGAGATGACGGCGACGTCAAAGCAGATCCATTATCTAAAAACGCTCTATACTTTACGAAACGAAAACTACCCCGGCGGGATTGTTCACGGTGAAGCAACACGACTGCAATCCTTTGCCCAGATAAGGGATGTATTCGAATCAGAACCCCGCCTGTCGGACTCTATCGTGGATGTGATGGATCACCTTACTCGTAAGACCGGAGACACCGCGCCTTCTTTTGCAACAATGAGGGCTGGCCCCGATAGCGACGGACTTATTCAATTAGGTGCACATCAGGCGACGGATTTACGGAGGGCTATGGGATATAATCCGGAGGAACCAGCGGATATAAGTATTAATGAAACAGTCGCTAGGCAGAGGCGGCCAGATAGTAATATTAATACCCCCTTTGGCGCTGTTGCTCACGAGATGATGCACTGGGCATATCACAATGTCCTAAACGATAACGAACGACTTTACTTTTGGGAGAATGTTGTTCTACCCAAAGGTAAGAATAGCATGATGGAAGATGGTCGAGTATCAAACAATGTAACAAACATCGGGGACGGCCCTGGCGAGTATTTCGCCGAGCAGGCCGCGCTCTACATCGAAAAAAAGATGCCGGGTGCGCTTGATCAGAAATGGTGGGAACAGATTTTGGGTGAGACAGTGGAAGTATTAAAAAAGATCCTCTACTATCTTGACTATAAGACGGAAAAGTCTCGGTACTTGAGTAGTGACGAGAGAAGCGAGTACGGAGGACTTGATGAACACGTCGTTGAGATCCTAGAACGAATTTTGCCGGATGAGTTCAGAGCAAAACTCCATGAAAACGCTGCCAGAAAAGTACAAAAGGATGTGAAGAAGTATAAGTGGGTCTATATAGGAGGCAAACATGGCCAGAGAATTATAGGGCGAGCCAATGCTTTTGATTCAGTGAGGCACGAACTCCAAGAGGCTCTCGATCTCGACTCTGGGGATATAGATGCAGTGCCTTCTGCCGCAATTAACATGGCGGCCCATCTACTCGACTCAAGCCACGAGAGAATTCTTGGCGGTAAGTTAAGCAAGTCTATGGTTGCGCTTGCGACAGCTGTTTATGACATCACCCACTCTACAGGGAAAACTCCTAAGACACATTGGGGGTCTACTGGAGCGGAAAGAACGGTAAGTTTAGATGAGCACGGTGATAGCATTTTTGCAGACCAGGGAAGGGACACCTGGCTTCAGGAGACTTGGAACGATCAAGGCGTGATAAGGTTTGACGATGATGGAACCGAGCATTTCCAAGGGCTAATTGAAGAGGGGATTATAGATGCCGATGGTTATGTTCTTGATGATAGTTATGAAGCATTATCTTCCGAAATACGTAGGCTTTTTGGTGATCGTATCTTTGTCGATAAAGATGGCACTATACGTGATGTATCAGGCGAAGAAGTGCGGGTAGATGCGGATGGTGTGAGAGTTGAGAACCCCGATGGAAACGACGCCCCGATGGAGCCTGATGATGCAGACGATTTTCTTGCCAACCAAGCGGCAAAAGACTCTACGGGAATGACAGAAGAACAGATTACCCGCATCAAAAAATTGTTTGAGCTTGATGACACGCAAAATGTACTCAGAGAATATGAAAAGATAATCGCTCAGCGCTATCAAACTGTCGGTGGGGTAGCTTCCAACAAAGGCTGGGAAGACCAGCTTCTTCCGCACTTACGGCAGCACTATATCAAGAATGAAATTGGCTTACCAAGAGAGTGGAGCGATGCGAGCGCTAATCTACAAGCAGCCCGACGCAAAAGCTCTAAAAAAGCCGCGAACAGGAGGCAGCTTAAAAGAGAATTTGGCGTGGCGGGTGCGCTTGACCCGGAGACCCAAAAAATGTCTTACCCCCAGCTCGTGAGAGTTGTGCTAGGAAAAGACCCAGAGAAATCCCAGGACGCAGCGAAGGAAGTGTGGCTACGGGTTGTAAAAGGTACACCGCCAGCGGAAGGAACCATCGCTCCAGCATACAAAGACATGAATTATCTCCAACTCACTACGATGCTGGCAAAATATCAGAAACTCAAAAAAATGACACCCGCTGAACGTGAAGAGGTTCGGCAGATTAAGTCTGAACTCATACGGCGTGCAAATAATAAGCGGGACAAGCTCAATAAACCTCCTCCACCCCGAACAGACAAATCTGTACACGGCGAAGTGCGAGATATTGGAAATCGCCCTGTCGTAGACGGCATTCCGCACAACACTCGCTCGCATCTGAGGGAAATACTTTTCAGAATTACAGAAAGAACTCCTGAAAAGCAGATTGCTACTCGCACTGTGGCTTACAGGATTATGAATTTGACGGGCTTGAGTGACCCAAGACAGCCGATAACGAACAACCATATAGCCACACTGGCTGGTCGAGCAGTTGAATCCACGCCAGATAAACCATTGAATGATTTTTCTGACGAGGGGTTCAAGTCATTTCGCTCACAAGTTCGCAGTGCAGTAAAGAATAATGATGTAGTTAAGATGGCTCAGTTTGCCATTCGTGCTGGGGTCTTAAACGCTGAAGAACTAGCGGCTGTAAAACTATCCTTCAAAGATGAAGGCCAGTTCCTAGATCGCTGGGTTGCTCACGCAAAAGAAGGACGCGCTCCATTACGTGGTGTAAGAGATGAAGTTCTGCCGGATGTTGATTCCGCTATGGATAACATCACATCAAGCGTGGCTTATATCATGGATGGGATAGATGCCTTTGATAATTGGTATATCACCCACCCACGCCTTGCTGAATTCGCAGACCCACTATTCGTACACAAGCCCAAACAGAGTCGAGACTTTGCTAGACGTCTGAGGGGCAAGAAATCCGTATCTCAAGACATGGCTGGCTCGTACGCCAAGGATGTCATTGACGCTATGCCTGTACGTACGAAACGTAACCTTCATGCGTTCATTGGCACTGGTATAGCAAGAACCGCTAACGGTGTTATCCCTTACTTCGTTAGATCCAATGGAGACACAGCCGCCGTCCTCCCAGTAGATGGAGACTTTGGCCCCGGCGTGTACGCCTCTACAAGATCCAAGCCATACGCAAAATCACTAAATGAAATTGTTGCTGAACATCTCAACGAGGTAGATGCTCCGGCAGAAAAGATAGCAACCGCAGACTCTCTCGCCACAAGACTATCTGATGTACGCTCAGATATTTCAGACGCTCGTGCCACTGCTGAATGGCACGATCTGAATGGGGTCGCCCGAGTTGGACAAGCAGACTTAGATAGTTTAATGACGGAACTGTTCGAAATCGAAGCCGGACTTGCATCTGATTTGCATAAAGTAACTGGTCGACATTACGACCAAGTATCTCCGGTGGTAAGCAACAGCAAGAAATATGCAGACCTATCACACGCATCTGATAACAAATCACAAGATTGGCTTATTAGGGAATTTATGAATCGCGTTGTCGAAGAAGGAGATACTATAGCGGTAAGCGCGAAAATTATGGGCGCTCAAAATAGACCCGGTGTTGAAGATAGGGGGCGTGCTTTATACGACGCAATGTGGAGGTCGCTGGCGAGCGATAAGATCCCTGAGTGGGCCACAAACGGTGTTGTGTCAGCGAAGGCTCGTGTTAATGAAATACTCAAAGACATGGGGTATGACGGCATCAAGTTCACTGGGTCTCATCGACTAAGGGGTGGCGCAAAAGATCAGCACACTGAATACGTGATTTTCAATAAAGATAACGTGCGTCGCTTGGATGATCCACGCTTTGATGAAGACGATGTGCTGACATTCAACACAGCGCCTGAAGACGCAACCATCGTTACACCAATTGTGCGAGACATCATTGAAGGGGGCGATGGAAGTAACGTAGGCGTTGCCCACACAATAGAGCGTGGTGGGTCAGAACCAACTGATCGGTTTGTTGATGATTTACGTGTACGCGTACGCGGAAAACCCAAGCCAGAGTCTATTGTTGAGGCTCACCGTAAGGGGCCGACATTCTACTTACGCAAAGGATCAAGCCGCTTACGTATGATTGGCGACAGGTACTTTTCTAACTTCTTCCAGAAAGATAAAGGCACAGGCATATTTGAAAGAGTTGATAGCGAGATTGGCCGCAAACTTATGCCGATTGTTCGCGCACTCAACGCCCTGCCGGGAAGTAGTAACGCTTTCCAGCGCTGGTTTAAGCGCTCAATAGATGTGCGACATCGCAGTCGCCCAACAGAAGCCGAATACAATGTAATGTGGGCGCTACGCACGGGAGAGGAAACCTTCCTGAAAACAGATGGAGAGCGTTTGGCTTACAGACGAATCAGGGAAACATTTGAGTCTGAAAAAGAACAACTTATACATTACGGGATCATGCACGGCGGTATCGCTAGGAACTATGTCCCGCAAATATGGTCACCCACGCGTATATCAAGAAATATTGTACGGGCTAGAGAGAAACTTGCCGACTACTTTCAACAGGAAGCCTTACTAAGAGATGAGGTCTTGTCTCGTGAGAAAGCTCAGGGCATTGCCAAGAGGATGATCTCTAAAATCTTGGATGATGACGGCGTTCACTTTCCACCGCAATACGCATCCAAGAACGAGCCGGGTCTTGATAACGTGGATTATCAGAGAATGATAATGCTCCAGAAGCCTGAGTTCCGAGGGAACCTGAAAGAACTGGAAGAGTTTCTTGAAGGAGACCTCTCCTCTATTCTAGCTAAATATCTGGATGGCTCATCAAGAAAGATTGAATTCGCTAAACGATTTGGACAGGGTAACCGCGGCGCAATGATGTACATGCGTATCCTCCGAGAGGGTAACGAAGCGGCAATCAATGCGCTCACAAGACCGAGAGAGATCAGGCGAACCCGTAGAGGTATGGTCGATGGAGATGTAGAAACGGTGCAGACCAAAGACGAAATACCCGCACCATTTGGAAAGAACAGGGTTGCCGCAGAGCAATTAGTCGCCAACCTAGTGGATGTACTGAACAATCCTGCTCGTGGCGGAGTTGTAGAAGCTGAACGCATCCTCAAGAACCCAGGATTACACAAGTTCCCGCTGTCCGAACGTAAGAAATTCCAATGGGATCGCCAAGCCGAGGCCATTGTGGCTGGCTTGGAGATGAACTTGCGTGGCGAGCTACCGCCAGCAGAGACACAACTAATGGAGAATCTCCTCATGGCTTCGCAAAGGAAGCAGTGGGGTACAGATTCGTACGCATATACAACGCAAAAGAAGATCTCCAGATTCCTACGCAACTTCAACGCACTAACGAAGCTGAGTTTCACCACGGTTACGTCATTAACTGACCCCTTTATCCTCCTTATACGATCAGGCGAGATGGGTTCATGGCTTCGTGGAATAAGACGGTACGCCTCTGACCCAGACTACAGGGCGATGATTAAAGATGCTGGTCTGTCGATTGAAAACTACGTACACAATCGGCTCGTTGGTATGTACGGTGTAGACGCATCCAAACTTACGACCGCTTTCTTTAACGCATCCATGCTCACACCTTGGACTGACTCAATGCGTGACCTCGCGGGCATAGTAGCAATAGAGTGGTTTAAGACTGAACAGAAACGTATTGTCCGTCACGGCCTTAATAGTAGAGCGGGGCGCAGAGCAAAGCGTGTTCTTGAATCGTACGGTCTCGACGATTATGCGCGGCCTGACAGCCCATCCATAGAGGGCTTGATAAAAAGTCGTCGTCATCTTGGGGTAGAGTATGATGAAGCTATTGATCCTCGGCTCGTCATTGAAAATGAAAAGCTAAGAGACGCGCTCATTAAATTTGCGAACGATACTATTTTCGCGCCTAACACTAACGACACACCTCTATGGGCGCAGACACCAGCGGGTGCAATGATGTGGCAGTTGAAGTCCTTTCCCATGATGATGGCAAGGCTGGGTAAAGACAGCATGATGGAGATTTGGAAAGATCCAAAGAACTGGCACTCCTACAAGCCAATGATAATGCTTGCGGCTATGGGGCCAGCGGGTGGCGCAATGGCTTTAACAGCCAAAGACATAATTCAGATGCGCGGAAGCGAGGAAGAGGGGATTGTCCGAGATCGTAACGTAACAAGCATGAGGGAATGGCTTAAAGCAGTCGGCTATGACCCGGAAATACACGGCACAGACCCGAACGATTTTGCCGGGTGGTATTTCGAGGGCATGTTACACTTGGGTGGCTTTGGCTTGTACGCAGAACTACTTCATAACGCTGTCGAACAGGCTGATAACGGATACTATGGCTACACGCGCACAATGGGTAACATACTTGGCCCGTCGTTTGGACAGACCGTAGGCGTTTGGAACGCGGCACAAGGTCTTGGCAATGCGCTTTTCGGCGAAGACGATGGCCCCAATGGGCAAGCACGACAGGCGGCGCGTGAAGTAATACAGCGCATCCCAGTAGTTGGCGGCATTAAAGCCGCGAAAGAATCGTTGACTGACTTATGGGCAGGAGAGAAGAAGACAGGTGGGGGATCAAACACTCGCTACAGGCGCAAATACTCACGCTAATAGCATTTCGTAATCCTCGCATGGATCGACCGCAGGACGGTCATGTTTACCGCAATGCCATTGCTTATCTTGTGCGTATATATCTGGCTTGGCGTGCTTACACATAGAGCATTTGGGTGGAGCATCCAATTCCTCCGGGTGCCAACACGATGTACGCTTAAAGCATCCACGGCAACGCCAATCTGATTCCACCGGAGAGATGCGTTCCGGTTCCGTCACCGCCGTCCATATCTTTTGCTTCAGAGCAGACGCTTCAAACTCATCGTATTCTATAACCTCTATGTGATATCGACAGTCATCCTTACAGATTGCTACGAGAAAAGATTTGTGCATTCCGCTCAGGTGCATAGCCAACATACACTGTGCAAAATATTGCGGGTGTGAGGTCTTCACGCCCTTCTTCTCAAAGGCGTTGAACTTACTCTTGTTCATCGTCTTGATTTCTAAAACACATGGTTCCTCATCTACATAGATGATTCCATCCAGATGACATACCACATGATCGCCTAGTGCTGTGTACTCGTACTGATCTCCCGTGAGTTCGTCCGCCTCACTCACGCCATACCCGCCCTTCTTCTTTAGGTCGTCAACGACCATCGGCTCAAGAGCATGTCCTACATTAAAGATACGCAGGAGTTTAGGGCTAGGGGAATTTTCAGGAAACCCGCGTAACGAATAATTCAGATACGCAGTACAGTCGTTACCAATGATTGACGCCCCTATGTAGGAGCGTGCCTTGTAGCGAATCTGAGCGCCCTCTTCTTCGAGAGCGCTCAGAATTTCTTGGGCAATCATAGGAACAATGAAGCGAAAACTGCAAACACAAGCGTAAAAAATATCACTGTTAAGATAAGTTCCCAAGATAGTTTCATATCAGAAGTCCGGTAGTGAATCATTGAACTTGTCTTCAGCTTCGGGTACACGGGCGCTATCATTCGTTGGTAGCCGATAACCCTTCACCTCTGGCCGGGACTCCATCACCTTGCCCGTGTTTGGGTTGCGTCGTTCTTTAGACATACCCACAACCACACCGACATACAGACCACGTATTGAATTGATGTCGCCCGGATGATCTGGATCGGGATGACCGCCAAACTGCAACAGGCTTTTGAGTTGGCGTTGACCAATCTCTTGCGCCATATCGCTCGTCTTATGCTTCACGTTAATCCAGTGCCTGATCGATCCAGAACCATCAATATCTTCCAGTTCAACCATGACTTGGTTGCCATTACCGTTTGCCATCTCCTGCCACTCAGCGTTTAGGACTTTCACATCATACCTACCGGGCTGTAGGATGCTGACGCCCTTCGCTTCTTTAACACTACTCAGATCGAGATCTGAAAAACTTGCAAATGTACTCATGCGGCTTTCTCCGTAGTTGATTTCTTAACTTCAGTAGGCTTTCGTTTCGTTTGCGCTTTGCGATATTTCTCGTAGCTGGCTTCATCTGATCTTATCAACTTGAGAAGCGTAATTACGTTATCGCATTGCTCAACTGGTTTGAGCCTCCCCCGTGGATCACGGGACTTCCCGTGCCATCCACGTACTTCCTCTGTGATAACCAAACGCTTGATCGTAGGTGCAGTTTTGTCACCATCGGTCACTCTCACGCCACAGAAAACGTGATCGAACAGCGCGGGTAGTTGCTTCGCGATCTTGTTGCCTTTAACAAGCGGCCAGTAGTTCACGTTGCCGTTGTCATCAGCCTCTTCAGATACCAGACATGTCATATATATGTGCATGTCTACGTCTCGAAGCCACTTCAGTGCGCCAATCATGAGGCGTGAATATTCACCCCATTTAACGAATCCATTAGTCACATCTTTGAACTCAACATCGATGTGTTCCATCAGTTGATCGGAAAGTTCGGTCAGGCTGTCCACTGCGAGCCAGTTATAACCTAGCTTCTTAAACTCTGGCGTGGACATCATTCGTGTAATACCACGAAACGAGTACACACCATCTTCTGGCCTATGGTCTCCGTCCCACGTTTTGAAATCCACGTACTCTATGTCTGTGTCTTCGAGAGATTTCAGACCCCCCTCACCTGATAAGATCAGACCTTTCCCGTACGCTTCCTGATAGTGCCTACACTGGTGTGTTTTCCCCCACCCGTGATGCCCCATCACTAAAGTCTTATCCTTAATAAACTTCGTCTCATTCGTCTTTTTCGTTTCAAACATCGCTCTGCTCCATGATTCTTCCTGCCTCTTCTTCCGTTGAAAACGGGGCAAGAGTTAAGCGTTCGTACGGTATGCGTTTCATCGCGGGTTCCAGAGCCTTACGTAATGGTTCTGGCAATCGATCAAACTCTTTGCGATGGATCGAGAGCTTCAGCGCTTCCGATAGCATCTTGTCTTCGATCATCCCCTTCAGAATATCTGAATCCCAATTCATACGAGAGTGTGTTTTCAGGATTGCACATACTTGTCCATCCAAACGAACAGCCCTCGTACTACCGGGTTCCATGGATTCAGGAAACATACCCCGCACGTCCTTCTCCACATCTTCAAGGATTGACTCAGCGGCTTTCACCCGCTCCTTCGCCTCCATCCATCGCACACCACAGGGCGTTTGAAGGGTGTCTACAGGTATCCTCTCCCAATCATCCCATTCATCGGAGACGACAGCAGATAACACTGGTTTCTTCGGCATTTTATCCCCCTTGACCGACTGAAGAGTAACGGATATTATACGGTCTTTGGTGGGTTGTCAATATCTTTCGGTGTCTGAGGGACGCCTTTATTCTGGAACGGAGGTATCATGAAAAAAACTATCGATATCCGAAAAATGGTCAGCGACCAAGGGGGAGCAAGGGCTGTTGCTGAAGCCATTGGTGTTCCTAGAACCGCCCCATATCGATGGAGTCGTACCCGTAACATCACGTTGCGAACGCTTGAGCGAATGTTGAGCGCATTCCCTCAGATTGAAATTGAGAAGTACGTACAGGAGAGCAGTGAGCATGAGTCAAAAAGCGGAGAGAGGGTCAGTTGATGCGGCGATTGAATATCTTGAGTTGGGTTGGCCCGTTATTCCAATCAATCCGACATCGAAAAAACCATACATCAGTTGGAAAAGGTTCCAAGCCAGACGCCCTACCGAGGGTGAGGTCGAACAATGGTTTCGCGACTGGCCCGATGCTCGCCTCGCAGTCGTTACAGGAGAGCTATCGGGAATATGTATCGTGGACTGTGACAGTGCCGAGGCGCACAAATTTGCAATAGAGGAAGGCTTGTCCTCACCCGTTCGGGTAACAACCAAGCGCGGCGTACATCATTATTTCGAGCATCCCAAAGACGGTAAGCGTAGAGGCCCACGGGTTGGCGGGAATTCCAGAGGTACTGACTGGCCCAAGTTCGATGGCATAGATTTCCGGGGTGATGGCTCCTACGCTCTTCTACCTCCAAGCCAAGGATACGAGTGGGATATTGAATACCCATTTGACCAAACCGATCTACCTTTATGGCGTGATTGGACACCTTCTACACCTTCATACGACAGCCCTAATGTCATTGACATATCTACAGGCGATCTCGTTGACTTCAACTCCCTAGACCTGTCATCAGTCGAGACTCGATCTCGAATCCCTGAGTGGGACTCAACCGAAGCATTTGTAAAGGAAAATTTTCCAAGCGGAAAGATACCGACAGGTGCTGGCAATGGTCGCAACGACCGAGTGATGCGCCATCTATCTGACATGGTGTTGGATGGGTACTGGGGTGACGATCTACGCCAGAAAGGTCGGGCATTTATGGCGCGATTCTTTGAGAATGATCTACCCGACTATGAGTTCGAGGCGACTGCGGCAAGCGTTGAGCGCATGGAGAAAGAGAATCACCCAGAACGCTGGGTAAATGGTGAGTATGTGTACGGCGACACAACCCAAGCCATTTCAGATGTTATTCCGGGGAAGCGTCGTCGTCTACTAACTGTCTATGATGCCGACGCCCTCGTTTCAGAGAGCGAGGCCACCGCCTATTTCGCTGACCCCTTCCTATGGCGTGGATCTATTACACAAATCCACGGTTACTCTGGTTCAGGTAAGTCAATGTTCCTCCAGCATTTGGCTTACGCCATTGCCGCAGGGCAGAACGACTTCGGCCCTTTCGAGTTGGCAGGCCCATTGAATGTCCTGTATTTTGATTATGAGAACGGGCGTGGCGTAATTGGTAAGCGGATGAAAACATTACAAGCCATACACGGGGATGCGGGAGAGGCATTCAAGGTGTGGGCGTCCTTCTTAGATGAGAAGGATATGAACTTAACCACGAAGCAGGGCTTGTCCTTACTCGAAGACTATATCAAGGCAGAGAAGCCGGATGTTGTCATCCTTGATACCGTACGCAGTGCATTCCTTGGCTTAGATGAGAACAATGCAGAGGCGTGGTCACGAGTGAACCATCTGTTGATTCGCCTACGCAACATTGGACTAGCGGTGGTGTTCGCACATCACTCGAATAAACCCGGCGAGTCTGGCTTGGGTAGGGAGGCTGGTTCAACAAACCAACTGACGGTTCTCGATACCCAGGTACGAATTACACAGGTGTATAAACATGAGGAGACAGCCAAGCAAAACGCAGGGCTGTGGGATATAAAAATGGAGCGACCAGTGTGGAATCGAATGGAAGACAAACTTCCCGAAGGATTTCGCATTCGTATGCTTATTGAGTTCCGATACAAGAAGGTGCGGGAGTGGACTGACAACCATCAATGGACTCAGTACATCGCATTTGCACAAGATAACTATGGCACGGAGATCGTAATTGGTTCTAAGTCTCCGAAAGCCAAAGCACGAGCCGCATTAGCGGATGGGAAGGCGCTTGAAGAGATCTCTGATGCTCTACAACTGCCGTACACAACAATAAAAAAATGGATAGAAACATGAGCGTAGCACTTATTGGACAGTATCGAGTAGAAGATTTTCAAGACAATCACGGTGAGTGGGGGTGTATTGTCACGGACACAGACAAGAAATTCATGAGTGTTATAAGCCATAAGCAGTCGCGAGAGGACGCAATCAGGTTTGCGATAGCAAGCATGGAGGTGAAAAGGGGAGAGCGTAATGGCTCTATATCGTAAGTCGGCGAGTGTGCTAGTCTTAGGTTAATTCAATTCTCTACCCTTTACCATGTACCTGTATTTAATTAAAGTGTCTTAGAACTCAATACAAGCCGATTTGGGAGGGATGATGGATATAGCCAGCGAGAAAAGGTTCACGATAAGCGATGTCAGTGAGGATGACTACTGGCTATTGATTTCCTCTTTGGATGCGCTTCTTCATCAATGGGAACAGGTGGAACCGCCTTTGCGGCAGGATGTGAAGGATAAATTAGTCCAATTCCTTAAACAGCTACGATGCCACGTCAACAT